AAAGGTGTGGTCTGACCAGCCTTGTTATGTCGAAGTTGGTGAAGGCGCTGTGGCAACAACTGCCAGCACCCCGATCCCGGCCATGACCCCGATCCCGTTCAAGGTGCAGCCCACCGTGTCCGGCGTGTGGCGTGTAAGCGCCATTCAGGTGTCTACCGGCGGTACTATTTACTGTAAACCGATAAATTCACAATGAATTTCCTAGCCGCTCGCAATGCCATCGGTATCGGATTAGGGGGCCTTATTTCGTTATTTGGCGGTCGTGGTACTGAGCAGGCCGTTGGCAATCTACTTTGTGAAAATGGCGACAACCTCGTACAAGAGGATGGCGGCCTAATCTTGCTGGGGTAAAACATGGCTGACAAAACCATATCTGCATTAACCGCCGTCACATCACTAGACGGCACAGAACCATTGCCGCTTGTTCAATCTGGCACTACCAAGAAAGCTACCATCAGCCAAGTGCTGACCGGCCAGTTGGTGACTGAATCTGGAACCAGCCGCACTTTGTCCTCTACTGATAACGGCAAGATCATCTACTGCACCAATGCAAGTGCAGTAACGATCACAACAGCCACAAGTCTTGGTGTTGGGTTTAACTGCGCGGTGATTCAAGGTGGCACAGGTAAAGTGACAGTGGCTCAAGGCGCTAGTACCACGCTGCTGTCTTATTCAAGTCTGCTTAGTACCGCAGGGCAATACGCAATCATTAGTGTTGTAGCACCAGTTGCCGACACATTTGTAGCTGCGGGAAATTTAGGAGCCTAATATGTCTGTATCTTTGTCACCTATTGGCGGTGCTGGCGCTCAGTTCTTTGACAACAACGGCAACCCGCTTTCGGGGGGCAAGTTGTACTCATACGAGGCTGGCACAACCACTCCTAAAACCACCTACACCACTGCTGCTGGCACGACCGCCAACAGCAACCCCATCATTCTCAACGCCGCAGGCCGTCCTCCGCAAGAGATTTGGCTGACCACTAACGAGCCATATAAGTTTGTCCTGAACGATTCTGCTGACAACCTGATTGGCACTTGGGACAACATCTACGGCTACTCTAGCGGCTCCATTGCCTATGCTGCCACCGAGGTGCAGACTGCTACGGCAGGACAGACGCTGTTCGTTCTGACCGAGATGATCTACAACCCAGGTACAAATACGCTGGCGGTATATGTTGATGGGGTCAACCAAGTTGTCAACAACGCTTACATTGAAAGTAGCGCAACTGAGGTAACTTTTGTCTCCGGTCTGCATGAAGGTGCTGTTGTCAAGTTTGTTAATGTTGCGATTGTTTCAACTGATGCAACTTCTGTCACCTATGAGCCTGGGTTCGCAGGATCAGTACAAACCACCGTTGCCGCCAAACTTCAGCAAACCGTCAGCGTCAAGGACTTCGGCGCTGCGGGTGACGGGGTGACGGATGATACGGCTGCGATTCAAGCAGCTATTGATTCATGTTTTACCACAGGACAATCGGTTTATGTAAACGCAGGTACTTATGCTGTAACAGGTATTAAAGTTTACCCAAATACCATTCTTGATTTTGATGCAAATGCTGAATTGTTAATGACAGATGATGGATTCTGTATTAGAACATCAACAAGTCCATCTGTAACAATTCCAAACAATTCAGTAAATAAAGTTTGTATCAATAACGCAAAAATTGATATGAATGATAAATCCGGCGTTGGTATTTTCTTTGAAGGCGCTCAATTTTGTCAAATTAACGGTGCATACATTAAAGGTGTTGGCGATACAACATTTACTTACGATGATGGCGTTGCTTCAAGTGCGTTATATCGAAGTTCTGCTATTGCTCTCAAAGGTATTTATGCTGTTGCGGGTGCTTATTATAACAACATCAGTAATTGTAGATGTCAAGAAGCAAGTCAAGGAACGAATAATAGCGGCATTTGGATGGGTTCTACTATTGGTCAAAATAATCAAAGAGCAAATTTTAACCAAATTAACCTTTGTCAATTTATAAATTATGGTGAAGGTATTTCTTTATATCTTGGCGGTGATAATAGAATTGTTCAGCCTGACGTATCTTTGTCAAAATCAGGCATTGTTATTGGCAATCCTACTTTGTACACAATTGCTTGTAACGGAACTCATATTTATCAATCTTATTTAGAAAACAATACAACAGTAGGAATTAACTTAACAACAAGATCAAACAATACTACGATTTTTGGTTTGGCTTCAACTTCTGGAACTTCAACTATTCTTACAGATGATGGTTTTGCAACTTATGTTGCAGAACTTAGAGTAACGCCATTACAAAACACACCAATTAGTTATCTTGGTGGTTTCAAAATGCCTAACTCCGGAAGTTCAGACCCGCTTGTTTTTGACTGGTATGAAAAAGGTACGTTTACACCAGAAGTTGCAGATGCGTCAACAGGTGGTAATGTTGCAACTGCAAGTAATGTTTATGGATTTTATACAAGAATCGGCAACATGGTTTTTGTAAACATTTCTATGGAAAACATAAATACAACTGGTTTAACTGGCGCTAATCTTTGTTATATCAGAGGTCTTCCGTTTGACATTAACAGCAGTACACAATTTAGAACCGCTGGTGCAGTTTCATGGAATCAAATAACCAGTTCAGCAGGAAGTATTACGGTACGCGGAATTTCTGGAAGTGACCATATCTTATTAGAAGATAATCAAGCATCTGGTATAACAAATAACGTCACAATTTCGCAAATTGTTAGCGGTTCGGCATATTTATTTATTAACATCAATTATCCGGTGTAATCATGGCTAACAGATATTGGGTTACTGGTGGTAACGGAAATTGGAGCAGCACAACAAATTGGTCAACTGCTTCGGGTGGTGGAAGCGGTGCATCTGTGCCCTCAACATCTGATGCCGCTTTTTTTGACGCTTCTTCTGGTTCTGGAACTTCTGTATTAGATATTAGCCCAACAGTACAAACAATCAACTTTACAGGCTTTGCCGGAACATTTAATTTTGGTTCTAATAATTTGTCATTGAACAGCACTGGTACAATTTTTACCGGTTCTACATCAATGACTGTTTCTGGAACACCGGTTGTAAACTGTACTAACGCAACTTCAACTGCAAGAACAGTTAGCCCTCAAACAGTTACAGAAGCAAATTCAATTTCTTTTAACGTAACGGCAGGTACAGGTAATTTCACAGTTACATCTGCTAATACTGTTAAAAACTTAAATTTCACAGGTTTTACTGGAACATGGTTGGCTGTCAGTTGTGTTCTATATGGTGATTTAACAGTAACATCAAGCATGACAATGGCTGCTGGTGGAGTTGTTACATTTTCATCTGCTGCTGCAACACAAAAAATAACGTCTAATTCTATTAACTTTGATAGAGCAATTACAATTAACGGTACTGCTAATACAGTACAGCTACAAGACAACTTGACAACCGGCTCTACTCGTACGGTTACATTGACTAACGGTACGCTTGATTTGAACAGCAAGACGTTGAGCACAGGTATATTTAGTTCTAACAATAGCAATACACGATCTGTTTTGTTTGGCACGGGCAACATTACGCTTACTGGAAGTGGCGCGGTTGTTTTTACTGTAGCTACCGCCACTAATTTAACTTTTACAGGGACGCCTGTTATTAACGCTATTTATTCTGGCAGTACCGGAACACGATCTTTTAATTGTCCTACCTCTTTTGCGGAAGCAACAGCTCCTTCTTTTAACATTTCTGCTGGTTCAGATATTGTAAGTTTTGGTACAACATCTAGAATTGTTAAATCAGTTAACTTTACAGGTTTTACTGGAACTTTGACCGATTTTGCCGTTGTTTTATACGGTAATTTAACTATTGCTAGTGGAATGACTTTAACTGCAAGTGCTAATACAACTACTTTTTCTGCTACTTCAGGTACACAACAAATCACAACTGCCGGAAAAACCATTGATAATCCGATTAAATTTGATGGCGTTGGTGGAACATGGTCATTTGCTGATGCTTTGACACAAGGCTCTACCAGAGCATTTACAGTTACAAACGGCACGATAAAACTAAAAAATGGCGTTACGTCAACAGTCGGCGTGTTTACTGCGGCTGGCGCTAATCAGACCTATCTACAGTCATCATCAGCAGGCTCACAAGCCACGCTGTCACAGGCCAGCGGCACAGTAAACGCTCAGTACCTATACGCCAAAGACATTGCAGCTACTGGCGGTGCAACCTGGAACTTGGTAAACCAATCTGTAAACCAAGGCAACTTGTCTGGTTGGTATGTAGCCCACCAACAAAACGCCTACTACCCTGGCGGCTTTTTCTAACAAGGATTTATCATGGCTTTGACCAAAGTAACTTATTCGATGGTTTCAGGCGCTCCAGTAAATGTTCTAGATTATGGCGCGGTTGGGAATGGAGTAACTGATGATGCGGCTGCAATTCAATCCGCTATTGATGCAGTATCAGCAATAGGCGGAGCTGTTTTCATTCCGGCCGGAAGTTATGTTGTTGGTACATCACTGAAGCCAAAGACTGCTGTACAGATTGTTGGTAGTGGTTATGGAACGCAGTTGATTCAGAAAGCGGCAAACCTGTGGGAAACAATTACTCTAACTTCTGTTCAGGACTGCGCCATCAAGGATATGCGCTGCACCTATGCCCATGCCACACCATCTCAGTCGCATACTGCCCTGATGTTGCGGTCTCACCAGTATTGTGTGTTTGAGAATCTTTGGTTTGATGGGTATGCTACGTCAACAGGTGCTGGAAGCAACGATGGGCAAACCATTATCAAGGTGATGCCAGACAGTACTGAATCAGGGCTGGATAAAAAGAACTTTATTCTCAACACCATCCGCAATATCTATGTTGATGCCTGTAGGATTGGAATTTATGTAGAAGGGAAAGACGGGGGAAGTACCCCAGCCCCTGTACATACGGGAGGGTCGTATGTAGTGGATAACGCAGTGTCTGGTAACACTTGGTACAACATAGTTCTTAGACAGGTTTACTACAAAGGTCTTGAAGTCAAGCAGTGGGCTGACAGCGAAGTGTTCTATTCGTTCTGGGCGCAAGCGTGGGAAGAAGGCGTAACATTGATTGACCTTAATACAGACGCAACAAACTTTTGGCAGGTAGACCGTTTTTCATTTGTACGGCCTGTATTGACTTACCAAAATTCAGAAATTACTGATGCCTCAACTCTTATAGGTATCCGTCTTGGCCCCGGAACGCTAATGCACTATTTTTATAGTGTGATTACAGACAAAGTTTGGGATGCAGACAAAGCAGCCCCCATTGTTAACCCAACATTTTTTGTTGATGATTCCAGTACAAGTTACTGGATGAGCATGGCATCTACAGGAGAAGGTACAAACAGATACTCTTGTACTCATCAAAAAGGTTCTAAATCTACTGATCAAGGCACAGCAACAATAGCAGCAACAACTACATCAATAACTGTTACACACAATATGCGACGTACTCCTACTGGTGGTGAAATTCAAGTTACTCCATTAAGCAACATTGAGGTTGGAGGAACGTCAAGGTCATTCTGGGTTTCATCTGTAGGAGCAACAACTTTCCAAATAAACATTTCATCTGCGTATGCGTCCTCGGATTTAAATTTTGGTTGGCGGGTTGAACTTGGTGTTTATTAAAGCAATTCCGTAAAGATTAGAAATAGGAGTATAGATATGGATGACCCAGATAACACAAGTTGGAATCCCATTGGATAAACAAAACAAATTTTGAGCAAAGGATTAAATTATGGCAACGCCCTATGACACCACAAGAATATGAAGCCGCACTTCTTGAAGCAATGCACACAGGCGATTGGTCAATTTATTGGAAACTTATCCATGAATCGAACTAACTTTGAACACGCTGGTTATGCGCTTCTAATGCAACTAGCCCTTGGGTTGCTGACGGATAACTGGCTTGCTGGGGCTTGTTTTGGTGCTGCCTTTTTTCTTGGTAGAGAACACGCCCAACAACAAGACTTTTACCAGCGTGGTGATTTTGAAGCGTTTGATCTGCGTAAGTGGAACCTAGATAGCATTTTGGATTTAGTATTTCCAGCCGTAGCAGTTTCTATTGTTTTTTATTTAAAAAAATAAAATAGGTATTTAAATATGGATAAATACATTGAAGCAGCATTACTTGAAGCAATGCACACAGGCGACTGGTCTTACTACTGGAAGCTATTGGATGACCCAGATAACACAGGTTGGAATCCCATTGGTTGACAATTTTTCAGCTAATTGTGCAATAATTAAACCGTACTGGCCCGGTTGACCAGGGAATCTTAGGATTCAAACCATGACTGATGAAGTCCAGACCTTAGCGGAAGTTGACTCCGCGCAAGCCCCCGAAGTGACGGCCACTGAGGAGCGGGCACAAAATGCGCCGGAAGTAGCTGAACAAAGCGAACAGCAGCCAGAGGAGAAGAGATTCACCCAGGCCGAGTTGGACGCAATGATTGGCAAACGCCTTGCGAGAGAGCAACGTAAGTGGGAACGCGAACAACAGGCCAAGCAACCGCCGCCTAGAGTTCCGGCAGAAGTGCCGCCAGCGGACCAGTTTGACTCGACCGAAGCCTATGCGGAAGCATTGGCTGAACGCCGCGCTCAAGAGCTAGTCCAGCAACGGGAAGTTGCCAAGCGTCAAGCTGAGATTATTGAGGCTTATCACGATAAGGAAGACGAAATTCGTGGCAAGTACGATGACTTTGACCAAGTAGCGTACAACCCGCAGCTTCGGATTACTGATGTGATGGCTGAAACGATCCGCGAATCGGATACTGGCCCTGAGTTAGCCTACTATCTCGGCCAAAACCCGAAGGAAGCTGAACGCATCTCACGACTGTCGCCCTTTTTACAGGCAAAGGAGATTGGGAAGATTGAAGTCAAATTGGCTGAAAATCCCCCGGTCAAAAAAACTTCGTCTGCACCAGCGCCTATCAGCCCGGTCAGCGCCAGGATTTCAAACACAGGTGTCGTAGACACCACCGATCCTCGTTCTACCAAGAACATGAGCGACTCGGAGTGGATTGAAGCCGAACGCCGACGGCAGATTGCGAAGTTGCAGGCACAACGCAACCGCTAAAGGAAATCATTATGAGTAATAATTTGCTAACCATCGACATGATCACTCGTAAATCTCTGGAAATTCTGGAGAACAACCTTGTGATCACCCGCAATGTGAACCGTCAATATGACAGTTCCTTTGCTGTTAACGGCGCCAAAATCGGCTCCACTCTGCGTATTCGCCTGCCTGATCGGGCTTTGGTCACCAACGGTGCCACCCTGACCGCCCAGGACGACGATGAGCAGTACACCACTCTGACTGTCTCCAGCCAGAAGCACATCGGCGTGCAGTTTACTTCCGCCGAATTGGCTCTGTCTATGGACGACTTCGCAGAGCGCGTGCTGAAGCCTCGTATCAGCCAGCTTGCCTCCAGCGTGGACGCTGACGTTGCCAACGCCTATAAGACGATTGGTAACTCTGTCGGCACCCCCGGCACCACCCCGGCTACCGCCTTGGTGCTGCTGCAAGGCCAGCAAAAGCTGAACGAGAACGCTGCTACCATGTCGCCTCGTTACGCTACCGTGAACCCCGCTGCTAATGCTGCTTTGGTTAACGGCTTGTCTGGTTTCTTCAACCCCACCGATGTGATCTCACGCCAGTTCAAGAACGGCATGATGGGCATGGACGTGCTGGGCTATGAAGAAGTCAACATGAGCCAGTCGATCAAGTCGCACACCTGCGGCTCGCGTACTGCCACCGGCGGCACGACCTCTGCTGCTGTGACTGTCGAAGGTGCCACCACCATCGCCATTACCGGCGCTGGCGCATCAGCTACCGTCAAAATTGGCGACGTGTTTACTGTGGCTGGCTGCTATGCTGTGAACCCGCAAACCCGTGAGTCCACTGGTTCGCTGTTCCAGTTTGTGGCCTTGGCTGATGTGACCCTGAACGGCTCCGGCGCTGGCAACATCACCGTTGCCCCGATGTACTCGGCTGCCGAAGCCTTGGCCACCGTGGACGCTCTGCCTGGCAATAGCAAAGATGTCGTGTTTGTAGGCGCTGCTTCTGGTCAATACGCCCAGAACTTGGTCTACCACCGCGACGCTATCGCCTTCGCAACCGCTGACCTGCTGTTGCCCCAAGGCGTTGACATGGCCAGCCGCGCTGTTCACAACGGTATCAGCCTGCGTATCGTGCGTCAGTACGACATCAACGCCGACGTGCTACCTACTCGTGTGGACATTCTGTACGGCTACAGCGCTATCCGCCCGCAAATGGCGGCTCGTATGTGGGGTTAATCCTCGCGCTAACGAAAACGGGGCTTCGGCCCCGTTTTCACATGGAGACTTCTTATGCATGTAGTTTTGACACATCCTCAGCATGGCGCCAAAGTCGCAACCAATGAAATTGAGATACAACAAGATGAAAAAAATGGCTGGGTAAGGTATACTTCGGCTACGCCTGTGGAAGAACCAGAAGCGGCACCGAAGCGTAAATATACGCGGCGAGTTGTTGAACAATCTATCGAACAGCCCAACGAGAAAATCTCGGCAAGCGACGAATCCGAAGGAGAGTAAACATGGCCACTACTGCGGGCGATCAAATTAACAGGGCCCTGCGCCTACTGGGTGTTTTAGCCGAGGGCGAAGTTCCGTCCGCAGAAACGGCGAATGACGCTCTTCTTGCGCTAAATCAAATGATTGACTCATGGTCAACTGAGCGCTTGGCGGTCTACGCTACGCAGGATCAGGTGTTCATTTGGCCCGCTGGTCATATGACTCGAACCCTTGGGCCTACTGGCGATTTTGTCGGTCTTCGTCCTGTTCAGTTGCAGGATTCAACCTATTTCATCTCGAATGGCGTGTCGTATAGCGTGCAGTTTGTCAATCAGGAAGTGTTCGATAACATTCCTGTTAAGAACATCTACACCAGCTACCCGCAGCTAATTTTCGCAAACAACACTTTTCCCAACACTACGATAAGCGTCTATCCCATCCCGTCGCAAGACTTGGAGTGGCATTTTGTATCGGTTCAGGAGTTGGCCCAGCCCGCGCTGTTGTCCACTGAGATGTATTTTCCGCCCGGCTATATGCGGGCGTTCACTTATAACTTGGCCTGCGAGATCGCCCCGGAATTCGGCGTTGAGCCATCGCAACAGGTGCAGCGTATCGCCATGACCAGCAAGCGTAACCTCAAGCGCATCAATAACCCCGGCGATGTGCTGTTTGTGCCGTATGCGCTGGTAGCTAACCGCAGCCGCTTTAATATCTACACCGGGTATCCGCAATGAAATCGCCTATTTTGGGCAGTGCATATGTTGCCCGGTCGGTCAACGCGGCTGATAACCGGATGGTCAATCTTTATCCTGAAGTGGTGCCTGAAGGCGGTCTGGAAGCCGCTTTTCTTAACCGCGCGCCAGGATTGCGCTACCTCACCGGCGTAGGCACTGGCCCAATCCGTGGGCTGTGGGCTTATGGCGGCTATATGTACGTCGTAAGTGGCACCAAACTGTATAAACTGGACTCTACTTACGCGGCCACTTTGTTAGGCACCGTAAGTGGCACAGGGCCGGTCAGCATGGCTGACAACGGAACCCAGCTTTTTATTGCCTGTAACGGCCCTAGTTACATCTATAACGCCACGACAAACGTCTTCCAGCAAATCACTGACCCGGACTTTCCTGGTGCGGTGACCGTCGGCTATTTGGATGGTTATTTTGTCTTTAACGAACCAAACAGCCAACGCATTTGGGTAACTCAACTACTGGATGGAACATCAGTAGACCCGCTGGACTTCGCCAGCGCCGAGGGATCGCCCGACGGCGTGGTAGGGCTGATCATAGACCACAGCGAGTGCTGGATTTTTGGCACTAACTCGGTCGAGGTCTGGTATGACTCCGGCGGCGTGGATTTCCCGCTGTCTCGCATCCAAGGCGCGTACAACGAACTGGGTTGCGCTGCCCCGTACTCGATTGCCAAAATGGACAATGGCATCTTTTGGTTGGGCCAAGACGCGCGCGGCCAAGGCATTGTTTACCGAGCCAACGGCTACACCGGCCAACGCATCTCAACGCACGCCATTGAGTGGCAAATCCAGCAGTACGGCAACATTTCCGATGCTATAGCCTATACCTATCAGCAGGACGGTCATAACTTTTATGTGCTGACTTTTCCGTCGGCTGGAAAAACCTGGGTTTACGACGCCTCTACGCAGGCATGGCATGAGCGCGCCGGGTTCGAAAACGGCGACTTTACGCGCCACCGCAGCAACTGTCAGGTGTTTTTTAACAACGAGGTAATTGTCGGAGACTATGAAAACTCCAACATTTACATCTTTGACCTAAACACTTACGCCGACAACGGCGGCATCCAGAAGTGGCTGCGCTCTTGGCGGGCGCTCCCGACGGGCCAGAACAACTTAAAGCGCACAGCCCATCATACATTGCAAATTATGATGGAAAGCGGTGTTGGTCTAGTTTCAGGTCAAGGCTCCGACCCCAAGGTCATGCTGCGCTGGTCTGATGATGGTGGCCACACATGGTCAAGCGAACACTGGGTAACTATCGGCAGGATCGGCCAGTATGGCGAGCATGTTAAATGGAACCGCCTGGGCATGACCATGAAACTGCGTGACCGGGTTTATGAGTTATCTATGACCGACCCGGTAAAGATCGCCATTATGAGCGCCGAATTGACACTGAGCGGCACCAATGCCTAATCCGATCAATGTACCTATCACGCCGCCACGGGTTGCTTTCATTGACCCACGGACGGGGAATGTTTCGCGTGAATGGTACATGTTTTTCTATTCGTTGTTTCAGTCGCAGGGCGGCAGCAACGTGTCTTTGGACGACCTGCAAAAAGGACCGCCGCCAGTTACGATTGATGAATTTGAGCGTACCCATACTCGGATTGCCGAACTTGAGCTGACCCCATCCCAGCCGCAGTTGGGCACGATGGCTCCCATGAACAAAGAGTTTATGGACTACATCGGTTGGGACCAAAACGCCGGTGTGGCCGTACAGCCAGGGCAAATAGCCTGGAACAGCGGAGATGGCACGCTTGACATCGGGATGGGCTACGATGGTGTAGTCCTGCAAACAGGTCTGGAATCGCTTTACAGAATCAGAGCCAGCGCCACCATCACCAATGGTCAACTGATCCAGTTTGACGGCGCAGTCGGCGCATCTGGGGTAATTAAGGGTAAACCCTCAACCACAGGGTTGACTGAAGGGCTATACATCATGGGTGTAGCCACGATGGACATTGCCAACAATGGGTTTGGTTACGTGACCAATTTTGGTTTGGTGCGTGGCATCAACACCACTGGGGCATCTGTTGGCGAGACATGGGCGGATGGGGATATTCTGTATTACAACCCCGCCTATGTGGGTGGGATGACTAATGCTCGACCAGTATCCCCCGCTGAAGTTGTTGTCGTCGCGGCTGTAGTCAATGCAGGGCCTGGGGGTAGTGGCAGTCTGTTTGTCAGACCGTCTTTTTACCCAAAATTGACAGAATTAAGCGATGTTTACGCCCGTACTCCTAATAATGGAGACGTTATAGTTTGGAATGCTAGTAACTCTAGGTGGCAAAATGCAAGCCCCGGCACGACTACGGCGCCAGTCACTTACACAGCAAACTTTTCTGTTGCAGATACAGATGTTTGGATCATCAACAATAAGTCTGGCTCGTCTTGCACCGTAACGCTGCCCACTGCCAGCAGTTACACAGGGCGAACCCTTCATTTTCAGAACTACCAGGCGCAAACGCTTGTATCAGCGTCAAGTAATGTTGTACCCTTGGCTGGTGGCGCGGCGGCCACGGCTATTTTGGCGGCTGTGGCTGGGGAAACCTGTACATTAGTCTCTAACGGCACAAATTGGGTTATGACCCAGTACACACCCAATAATGTTCTCTTACTGGAGTAAAACATGACAGTCCTAGTAAAAGTCCTAGTTCCGGCCAAAACGGTCGAGGCTACCCAGACTACCCAATATACAGCCACCAACGCCACGGCGATCATCGACAAGTTTACCGCGACCAACTATAGCGGCGCTGCTGCCACGCTTTCGGTCAACTTGGTCACTTCCAGCTACTCAGCGGGTAACGACAACTTGATCACCAAAACCAAGACCCTCCAGCCCGCCGAGGTTTACACTTTTCCAGAGCTAGTCGGGCAGGTATTGGGAAATGGCGACTTCATTAGTACAATTGCAGGAACGGCCAGTTCTATCAACATGCGCGTCAGTGGGCGTGAGGTGACATGAAATTTATAGACCCTGATGTTCGGCATCACTTTGGCGGCGGTGTTTACGCCAAGGAGACATTTATCCCCGCCGATAAATGGCTTGTCCAACACGCGCATAAACATGATCACTTATCCGTGCTGGCGCAGGGATCGGTGGAGTTGATTGTAGATGGTGTAAAAACGGTTATTCATGCGCCAGCGTGCCTAACTATTGAGGCGGGTAAGCATCATGGCGTCAAGTCTTTGACGGATGTTGTGTGGTATTGCATTCACGCGACTGAATGCACAGATGAAGACGATATTGACAATGTAATCATCAGTTCTACTGATGCTAAACAAGTTCGCGAAATTGCTCAGTGTTTGAGCGAAGGAGAATAGTATGCCTTGGATGATACCCGCCGCCATTATCGGCAGTAGTTTACTCGGTGGTAGCGCCGCTCAAAGCGCTGCTTCAACACAAGCTGACGCCGCTAATCGCGCGGCTGATCTGCAATACCAGCAATGGAAAGAGTCAGTTGCTCTGCAAGAACCGTGGCGCAAGGCAGGCGAGCAGGCGCTGAATAAGCTGATTGCTGCAACGGATTATGTTCCATTTACAGTGCAGCAATTCCAGCAAGACCCCGGTTACCAGTTCCGATTGTCTGAAGGTCTGAAAGCCCTTGATCGTCAGGCTGCGGCTCGTGGTGGTTTGATCTCTGGCGGCGCTCTTAAAGCAGCCGAACGCTACGGTCAGGAGATGGGGTCGCAGGAATACACGAACGCCTTCAACCGCTATCAAGCTGAGCGGGCCGCTCGGTTAGCGCCGCTTCAATCCTTGGCTGGTGTTGGTCAGACGACGGCGCAGCAACTTGGTGCGGCAGGCCAGACGATGGCCGCTAATGTAGGTCAGGCAGGCGCTGAAGCGGCCAAAGCCCGCGCGTCTGGCTATATGGGCGCTGCCAGCGCCATCGGCGGCGGTCTGGGCCAGTATCTGAACTACAGCCAACAGCAAGCCCAGAACGCCCTGCTACAACAAGCGTTGGGCGGCGGTGGTGGCGGCGCAGTCGGACCTTGGGGATAAGGAGTAATCATGGCACTTGTTGACCCTAATATCGCTTTGTCATACCGGGCGCCTGAGATAAAGGCGCCCAACATGCTGGCGCAGTACGCTCAACTCACGCAGCTTCAAAACGCGCAAACTCAGCAGCAACAATTGCAATTGCAACTGGAACAGTTTCGCCGCACTGACGCCGCAATGGAGCGGATTCGTCAAGCCGCAATGGAACATGGCGGCCCAGATAATTTAGCTCAAATCGGCAGGGAAATGATTGGGTCAGGCGATTCACGCCTTGTTACCCAAGGAATGACTATTCTTCAAAATATTCGAGATAAAGCAGATTTTGAAAGAACATTCCCCGGCGTTTTTGGTACAGCTCCCGCACCTGCGCCTTCTGGTACTGTTATTGGTACAACCCCCGCGCCGACGCCCGAACCCTCTGGCGCTGTTGTTGGCGCTCCCACCCCCGCGCCAGCGGTTACGCCCACTCCTCTAGGTGCGGCTGCGCCCACCAATGCAATGGCCCCCGCACCCATTAACGCAATGGCGGCTGGTGGCGGTATTAACCTTCAAAATATGAGCGACGCGCAGCTACAAGGATTAGTAATTCAAGGGTCTAAGAATCCTTACTTTGCGCCTTTTAGCAAATTAGCCCAAGAAGAACTAAAACAGCGTAGCACGTTCCATACTGTATCGCCGGGAGCAGCGGTGATGCGCGGGGGTAGAGTTGTTTATACAGCCCCTGAAGCAACGCCAGATGAAATACGCAAAATGCAACAGCTAGGGTTTCCCATCACGCAACAGGGCTATGCTGCTTTTCGTGATACACAACGCCAAGAGCGTATGCTTACCCCGGAAGAAGAAGCACAAAGAATTCGGATCGCGAAAGAATCGCGCGCATTGCCGACGCCTTCTGCGCCGGTCGCTGTGGAAGACCCCAATAATCCAGGGCGTATGATTTATGTTTCCCGCGAACAAGCAATCCAAGGCGGCATGACGCCAGCAGCGCAAACAGTTAATTTGCCACCGAAAGAAATACAGAAACGCGAAGCAAACTATCCGATTGCAACGCAGTCAATTAAAACAATTGAAACAAATTCCACTGAATTTGCAAAACAAATCCGTGATTTGGCTAACCATCCAGGGCTTTCCGGTATTACAGGCTTGATCTATGGGCGCACACCGAGCATAACGCCAGAGGCCCGCCGCGCGCAGGCCCTGTACGATCAAATTACGGCCAAAGGCGGTTTTCAAATGCTCCAGGCTTTACGCGATGCATCTAAAACAGGCGGCGCTCTCGGTAACATATCTAATCAAGAAGGTCAGCAACTTAAAGCCGCGTTTGGCGCATTAAATAAAACCCAAGACACGGCTGATGTTAAGGCTACTTTGTTAGATTTAGCTAACCAAGTTGAAGGCGCTTCCCAACGCGCAAGAGAAACCTATAACTCAACATACGAATATAGGCTTGAACGACGCGGTAGCGCTCCTGCCCCTGCTGACGCCGTTGACACAAATAATCCATTACTCAGATAAGGAATCATCATGGCTGATCTTTCGATGATTCTTAACGACCCAAATTTTGTTAACGCCAACGCGGCGACAAAAGCGGCGATATTTGATAAATGGGCGCCCCAAGACCCAAACTTTGCGAATGCAAACGCGGTTACTCAAAGCGCAATTCGTGAAAAGTTTGGCATTTCTGCACCAAGTCGGCCTGCTATGTCAGAAACGCCGCGACCGGAACCCGGCGTTTGGCAAACAGTACGAAAATTCGCCGCCCCGACAATCGAGGCGTTAGGCGCAGGCGGCGGCGCGCTGATTGGGGGCGGCGCTGGCCTGCTGGGGGGCGGCCCTGTCGGCGCTGCTGCTGGCGGTGTCGCTGGCGCTGGTCTGGGTTACGGTATCGCGCAAGAAGCACTTAAATTAGGGGATGTATATTTTGGTGGTGAGGCCCCACGACAAGGCGCGGCGCAAATTATTGAACCGGCCCGTAACATTCTTGTGGGCGCAACAATGGAAACGGCCGGGCGTGTCGCTGCACCCTTAATTGCCAAAGGCGTTGGTAAGTTGATGGACTTACGCCGAATACCGCAAAATAAAGCGGCAGATATTGCCCGTAATGCACTGGGTCCAGATTTGGAAGAAGCAAAAAATATGCTTCGCGCCGCTCAAGGCGCCGATGTGAGCGCAGCGCAAGCGACTGCTGACATCAATAGCCCAACCTGGCAGGCGCTAATTGATCGCGTTTCTAAACGCGACCCTCGATTTTTGGCCGCTTTGGAAAAGTCTCAAGGTGAAGTGTCTCTCAATGCTTTGTCTCGGCTTGCGGGTGGTACAACTGCGGCTGAAACTAGAGGCGCGGCTGAAGCGGCAAAAGAAACTGTTAGAGGAGTAACTACTCCCATGCGTGAAGCGGCCCTTAACCGCGCAAACTTGGGTAAAGAAGTTGCACGGCTAGAAGGTCTGTCTGCCGAATTGGGTGATCAAGCCGCTGCCAAGGTGCAGGAGGTTCGCCGCCTCATGGAATTAGGCGATATAGCCGCCGCCAGCGCTCGACTTAACCTTATCAAAAAAGGTTTGCCTGTAGGGTTTGAAAAATATACTTATTCGGGTTCTTTGGCTGAACGCGCGTTCAATGATTGGTCGAATAAGGCCGCGCAAGCATCGCTCGATCTTGGCCAAGGCGCTCGCTTTGCCGATGAAGCTGCCAGCTCGCTTCGTGCAGTTGGTATTAAGCCGCTTAAAGGCGAGTCTGTTGTCAGCGCCTTGTCTACCGCCGCTAAGAATCCAGAGTTCGCCGCAAACGATCTGCTGCTGGGTTCACTCAAGAACGTCAGCGACGACATTGCCAAATGGACCAGCAGTGGCGGGGTGATTGATGCTCGCGCCCTTGACGCCATTCGCAAGAACTCGGTGAATGCAACCATTCGTCAGATCATGCCGACCGCAGACGCAACGGCCCAACGGCAAGCTGCTGCTGGGGTTTTAAGCAAAATCAAGCCGGTGATCGACGACGCCATCGAGGCCGCAGGCGGCGTAGGGTACAAAGAATACTTGACTCAACACGCCGCGATGATGGGTAAGGTAGCGGAACAACAACTGGCGGGTGAAGCACTTCAACTATGGAAAACTAACAAACCGGCTTTTGTTCAGTTGGTTCAGAATGAATCGCCCGATGTAGTCGAGCGTATATTAGGTCCAGGTAAATACAATATCGCGGTCGAACTGTCAGACAGCGCAATGGCTACTCTTCGGGACGAAGCCAAAAAAGTTTTAACTGATGTCGCGGTTAAAAAACAGGCGACGGAAGGTCAAACTGCTTTGGCTGAATTGCTAAAGCAAAACATCTCCAAAATAAAAATTCCCTGGGGGTTAAGTGCTAAAGGTGCAGCGGTCAACAAAACGCTAGATATCCTAGAAAATAAACTGGGTAGCAAGACCATGTCTGTTTTGACGGAGGCGCTGAAAAAACCGGAAACAGCTAAAAACTTGTTGGACTCAGTACCCGCTTCCGAACGTAACTTAGTGCTTCAAATCATCAGCAATCCTGCTGTGCTGACAACTCAAGGTGCCAGACAAGCCGCCGAACTGATTCGCACGGGCACTTTTAACATGCTCGCGCCAGAAAATAAAAATGCGCTATCTCAATGATGGATTCCATATCAGAAATCCGCACGATGCTGGCGCTGATAACGCAGACGCTCAATAAGCTGGCTACAGCTATCGAGACGCAAGCAGCGTCCAGATCGCTGTGTGAGTCGTGTTTACGCTCAATCAATTATCTTGAAGAAAGAGTTAAAAGGCTGGAAAATGGAACATAAGGCACTTGAAGAAAAACTAGATGAAATCTTGGATGAACTTCGCAAGGTTCACACAGGGTTTGCTAAAACTCCGGGTGGAGAGGTGGACTTCGATGGTCACCGTAGGTATCACGAGTCCATGATTTCAGCAGCCACCGCACAGGAAAACTTCTGGCGTGAAATGAAACTTGAGATCGCCAAGAAAGGCGTGTGGGGACTGCTGGTGATAGTCACAGGTCTCATCGTTGTTGGCATCTCTGCAAAATTGGGGATTTACGGAAAATGATTTCCGCGCTCTTATCTTTCCTCGGCGGGTCAGTCTTCAGAATGATGTGGGGTGAAATCTCCACATTCATCAACAAGAAACAGGATCACACCTTTGAACTGGAGCGCATGAGGCTCCAGACCGAGATGGACGACAGGGCGCATCAGCGAACCCAAGAAGCCATCCGGTTGCAGGCAGAACTTGGTGTCAAGACCATCGAGGCGCAGGCAGAGGCGAATGTGCTGTCTGAGGAAGCCGCTGCCTTTACTGAGGCCATGAAGAACGCCATGAAACCTACCGGAATCTATTGGGTTGATGCTTGGAACGGCATCATTCGTCCGGCAGCAGCGACGATTGCTCTTGGGCTATGGGTTGCAAAATTAGCCCAACAGGGATTCGCCATGCAGGAATACGACATGGAAATCACTGGCGTGGTGCTGGGTTTCTTCTTTGCAGACCGTTCCCTTGGCAAGCGTGGAAAATGATGCCACCACCCTAGCGGCAGCACTTTGTCGCTCTTTTGAGGGGTTGTACCTCAAGCCATACCTTTGCCCCGCAGGAGTGCCAACCATAGGCTACGGCAGCACTAGATATGAAAACGGGGTCAGGGTAACACTAGCTGACCCACCCATCACAAAGGAGCGTGCTGAAGACCTACTGATGTGGGAACTTCGCACGATCTGCTTTCCAAGCGCAGTCCGATTATGCCCAAAGGTACTTGAATGGGGGGCTTCCGCTACGGCGGCTTTACTCGACTTCGTTTACAACTTAGGTAGCGGAAACTTAGCCTCATCAACCCTTAGAAAGCGGATTCAGGCTAATGATAAAGAAGCCGCCAAGACTGAGCTAATGCGATGGGTTCGAGGCGGCGGTAGAGTATTGCCGGGGCTGGTCAGGCGCAGGCAGGCTGAATCAAACCTAATATCTTGACGGCAGACTGAACGCATCCATACTGCCTGGCCGTTTGGCCGTGATGATGTC